CTGCTACCCTTTTAGGTGAGTACTCTATGACCTTACTAATAAGGCCTTGCATAGCACAAATTAGTGCATCTTCGTAAAACTCTTCTCTAGATCTCATAATTGTTTTATTAGTTCGTTAAAATATTCTCTACATTGTTCTACTCTTAATTTAATCTGCTCTATCACCTCCTCATCCCTTTGGATTACAAAAGTCTTTACTCTCTTAGCATCAGGAATATGGTCGAAGCTGTGTTGTTTCTGCACCTGGTCTCTTAAGTCCAGGCTCTCCTCCATTAGGCCTAACTTGTAGTGAGCACTCTTTACCTCCTGCTCAACAATGGCATGTGGTGTATTGGTTAGGCAGTAGCATAACAAGGCCTCTTGTTTATCAGTTAGCCACATATACCCTTGAAGCTGATAGTAGTACTCTTTGTTAGGGCACTCAGTATCAAACCAGGGGAACGTGCTGCCACTCCATGAGTTCTTTACATCTACTAGCACCTGATCAGTAACTACATCAGGAGTACCTGTAAGCCAATCATTTGTGAAGTGCTCTTCATTCTTAAAGATAAAGCCTTTATCAATCTGCTCCATTACAAAGCTGAGGCACATATCCTCGCACTCATTGCCCTTATCAGTATACTTACTAGTGAACTCCTTTCTGATACCATAAACGTGTGCCAGGGCTAAGCCCTGGATATACGTCTTAGTAGTTTGTGATAGTACCTCCCCTTTAGTTTTAGAAGAGGTCATTATCTTACCTATTGCTGAGCATCTAATTTTCATATCATAGGGATTAGCAACAGTGAATTAATCTGAGTATCATTCAAGTCAAAGCTATCCTTTAATTTCTCTACAGTAAACTTACCATCAGCTATAGCCTTAACAGCCTCAGCAAATCTCTTAGCATCTATCTTAGGCTTAGCAGTTGTAGCTACGTGCCCATCATCATCAGTTGCTTGCAAAGTTAGCAGGCTTTGGATGGTGTACCTTCTGAAGTAGCTAATTTGTGAGCCCTGCTTCTGGGCATCTAGGTTTAAGTCCAGTGCCATACAGCTACTGATAGAAAAGCCAGTGTATATACAAACAAGCTGAGTACAAACACTACCACCATCTATAGGCTGTAGTAATAACAGATCATGCTGTAATAAGATAGGCTCAACAGTTTCTAGGATACTATTGATATCTGCATAAGACTTCTTAAAATGGGGGTTAGTAGCATTCTTATGTACTTTACCGATTAGTTGCTTTGCCTTGTGAAGGCGAACATAGAAGGGAGCAGGCTGCTGCTCAACCTCCTGAGGCTTTACAGCCTTAGTTGTTTTTGGTTCCATTGGTTAGTTTATTAATTGTTTACAAATATACTACTTATTATTCTATTTTAACATTATTTTCTAAAATTATTTCTCGGAGCTTCTCCCTTACCTCATACATCTCCTCCTTACCGTTGTACTTATACTCAGATATTAGCCACTGATCCATCTCCATAAGTGCCATGTAATAGTTAAAGCCCATAGTTGCATATCCAAACTCATCCTGATCCTCAGGTAGGTAAAATTCTAGTTTTGCTTTCATTGGTTATAGTTTTTAATTAAGATTAGTACTTATATTTCATACTTACTGCATATTTATACTTCGCCAAAGGTGGTTAATTTTGGTAGTTTTGGCTAAAGATATCATACCACTCAATAAAATCATCAAAGGTCTTAGAGATTATATAGATACCTCCTGCAGCTTCTATCATTAACTGATATTGCTTCTGCACCACTGACTGCTTATCCTTACCTATCTTCACTTCTATCTTTACAGATCTACCATAAATAGTAGCAGAGATATCTGCAGATCCTGGGGTGCCTGTGCCCTTGGTCCACTGCCCTGCAGTCTTAGTGCCATCGGTTCTATAGCTTTGCCTAAATACACCCATTGTATTAATCCTCTCAGCTTGGTGCTTAGAGTGGTTAAGAAAGTCAGTAATACATCTAGTGAGCCCATTAGCTGTAGCATCTGAGTACTTAGTGAAAGGGATGATGTGCCCTGGTGCTGATGGGTACCTGTAGCTCATGTACCTCTCCTCGAGCTCATGCAGTCTCTGTTTGTTTTGTTTGTTCATAGTTAAATTTTATTAATATACCACCATTGTGTATCTATTTCTGTATTTAATCTCTCATCATCATTATCAATCTCTCCACTCCAAATTATTTTAGTTAGTATGTATTTTGTTACTTTATCATTAATCAATTCAGAAACTATACCTTCAAAATAACAGTCACCATCCTCAATATCATGTATTGTATCTCCAATCTGTATCATAACTTACTAATTTTAAACCATCTACCTACTGCACTCCTCCCCTTGTCAAAGTGATACCCCTTAAACTTGCAGTACTCATTAACCATCTTAAGATACCTCTGAGCATTCAAATCATGCCATCCTCCTGTATATGTTTGGAAGTCCTGAATAGATACGTTATTATAGTGCAGTGTATCCATTGTGATATTACCCTCTATTGCATAGTCGTAAAACTCCTTATTAGTAGCTGAGATAAACCTCTTATCATTAGCATTAATTGCTACAGCTTTAACTAAGCCCATTGATAAGAATTTTTGCAGGTTACTGATCATGTAGTTATCAAAGATTAACCAATCTACTACAGTCCAGCTGTCAAACAATAACCTACCGTACTCATCTAGTGGGTTACGTTGAGCATTGAAATACTGATTAAACTCTATTTCGTGCCTTCTCCTGTCATGGCTACCACCTGCACCACTTATCACATAGTTGGTAGTTATCACAATCTTAGGTGATCGTTCAAATGGGATAAATATCTCATCCTTATTCTTTCTATTTACTGTAATCCCTTCTGATATCAAACTAAATAGCTGCTCAAAGTCAAAGTTCTTTTTAACATCATCAAAGGCCAGGATCTGACTATCTAAGTTCACCCTCTGATAAACAAAATCACTCTTCTGAGGGTTGAATGCTTTACCATCTATCTTAACTATATTTCTAATCTTACCGATAGCTGTAAGTACTAAGCTCTTACCACTTCCACCATTAGGATTATCATCTATCTCTTGATCATTGAAAATAATTGCTTTTTGATCTGTTTTATCTTTATAGGTATGAAGTAGATATCCTAGGGTAGTCTCTAAGGCATTTATCCTCTGCTCATCATCTGCAGATACTTTGCTTACAAAGCTCTTGAAATCATTTTGTATGGTCTTAGTAGGTTTGTAATCTCTATCAATGATTTGCCTATCCCAAATGTACCCATCTATATCAATGTATGGCACAATATCTATCTTATCTTTTGTAATCTTAACTACTCCATTTCTGTAAGGTATGAAGCTTACATCTTTAGTATCCTGCAGCATCATTAAACCTATAGGCTCTAGCATAGATAAGTGACCATCTGTAAAGAGGTAGGGTGATTTGCTACAGTAGTTCCATACTTCCACCTGTTTCTGCTTCATAAGATAAGCTAAGACAAAATCTTTAACCTGGTCCACTGAGGATAGATTAACTTTGTTTTCTATCACCCTTACAAAAGTAGGTTTCTCTGATCTCTCAGGATAATACTTATTGAAGCCATACTTGTATAAGAAGTCACGATACTTCATAGGATCTACACTAACAGCTTTCTTATCACTGATAGCCCAAAATACATCCTCACTATTAGCTACATCTTTTTTTACATCCTTAACCACATCAGGCTTAATGTTTAGCTGCTTAGATATATCACCAGGGGAGATACCCTCCTTTAGTTTTGACTTTACCTTTATTATAGTTTCAAAATCTTCAAAGTACTTAGTGCCTCTATCACTTCTTTTGTAAGCAGATCCTACACAGGTATTAATTTCTATTTGAGAAAAGCCTTTATCACTATATTGATGCAGGTAAAGCTTAGCAGTATTTTCACTAATACCATACTCACAAAAACAGCAAGCCACCTTAAACACCCAATTATTTCTACCATTAGACAAATCACCATGATTAAACTTCATGATATTATCAATGATATTAGCCTCATTAGTCATGGGTAGCACTGGCACCCTTTCAAATGAGCTATGCCCTTTCTCCTCTTCCATCAAATCAAATACCTCAGCATCTAAATTTATATAGGCACCACGATCATAAGACTCAAAGC